AGCGCGCCCGACCTCAAGGGGCAATCGGAGCTTCTGGAGCGCAATCCGGCACGGGCAAGACAGCTCATCGTTGCCGCAGGCCGAGACCCCAAACTGTTCAACCTCTAAGCTCTACAAGGATATTCAATGACTTCTGCAATTTCAGACATTGTCGTGCCGCGCGTCTTCACGCCCTACATGGCCGAAAACAAACCGGCGAAACTGATCCTCCTCGAAAAGTCCGGCATCCTGGCACCGCCCGCGCCGGAAATCGCCAAGCGGTTCAAGACCGGCGGCAACCAGATCGAGGTGCCCTATTGGGAGGATCTGGACGACGCCGAGCCGACGGTGATCGACGACAGCGACAACAAGATCGCCGCGAGCAAGATCACCGCCAGCGACATGAAGGCCTACAAGCACCGATTGGCCAAGAAATACGGCGCCAAGACGGTGGCGAGCTATGCGGCCACGGGCCGTGGCGACAGCGCCATGAACCGGGTCGCGGAACGAATCGGCGCCTACTGGGGCCGGCGCAAGGAAGAGCGGATCATCGCGACCGCAGAAGGGGTCATCGCCGACAATACGGCCAACGACGGCGGCGACATGGTCTATTCGATCTATTCCGACGTCGGTTCGCCGACGGCGGCAAACCGGATCAGCTACCAGGCGATCAACCGGGCCCGGCTGACCATGGGCGAGAACCTCGACGATCTGCGTGTGATCGCCATGCACAGCTTCGTCTACGGCACGCTGCTCGACGACGAGAAGATCGAGTTCAAGAAGCCGTCCGAAGCGCCGTTCGAAGTGCCCTACTACGCCGGCATGATGGTGGTGCATTCGGAAATGATGCCGGTCAGCGCTGGCAGCAGCGCGGACGAATACGCGTGCTTCCTGTTCGCGCCGGGCGCATTCATGCACATCGACGAGGTGCCGAACCGGCCGACGATCTACGGCAACGAAGGCACCGAGATCACCCGCGACCCGGATATCGGCGACGGCGGGGGCGCAGACTATCTGACCACGCGCCGCTCCGAGCTGATCCATCCGGCGGGGATGGATTTCACCGGGGCCTCGCTCGCCAAGACGCAGGGCGCAACCCTGGCGGAGCTGCGCGATGCGGCCAACTGGGATCGCAAATACACGCGCAAGAACGTCAAGTTTGCCTGCCTGAAGGTGAATATCTGATCGCTGACGCAAGCGTCGACCCGACAGGGATTTCAAGGGCAGCCCGAGCTGCCCTTTTCCTTTCCGGAGAGGACCCCATGAACGAGACCACCGAGCGAAGGGTGCGCCATCTGAAGCGTCTGGAAGCCAATCACAACCGGGACTTCTGGGCGCGTTTCGGGCGTCAGTTCGACCAAGTGGAAGCCAGGACGAGCGACCTGTCGGACGCGCTTTCGGCCGACTGGAACGCCAAGCGGAATGCCAAGCGGACGGCGGGACATCAAAGAGCGTCCGCCAGAGCCGGGATGCCGCTGCCGGCGGGATGGCGCAATGAGCACTGGAAGACCCAGCAGGCGATGGCCGCCGACTTTGCCGGCGTGCGCGCCGCCACAAAGGCGGAGGCGTTGCGCGCGCTGGAGGCCTACGAGCAGGCGACTGACGATTCCGCGACCATCTGATCCAGCACCAGAAGAGGACCACAGTCATGTCCGGTACAGTCAATACAGCCGTTGAAATGGCGAACCTGGCGCTTGCGCACCTGAAGGAAGCGCCGATCAGGGACTTCGATTTTTCCTCCGTCGCGTCCCGCTGGTTCCGCAATCATTACGGCGCGCATCGCGATTCCTATCTGGCGATGCATGACTGGGATTTCGCGATTGCGCTCGCATGGCTGCCCGAAGAAGCGGAGAGGCCGTCGTTCCGGTGGTCGCGCCAGTACCGGAAACCCGCGGACTGCCTGCGCATTCCTCTGCAAAGCGAAAACGGCGAGGCCCATGGAGCGCTGATCCCCTTCGAGGTCGTGGGGCAGAAAATTCTCACAGATCGCGCACCGCCGTTTCCGCTTCGCTACATCCGCAGGGTCGTGCGCGAGGTGGATTTTTCTCCGCTCTTCGTCAGCGGCTTCGCGCTGTTTCTTGCCGCCGGATGCGCACATGCGATCACCGGTAAGAACAGCCGCGCCGAAGCCTTGAGGGTCGCGGCGCGTGAAGCCTTCGAACATGCGGGAACCGTGGACGCCCGGCAGGGGACACCCCTGCCGATGATTGATCTGGACATCATTACGGACCGATGAGCTATCACCTTCAAGCCACCTTCAGCCGGGGCGAACTGGACCCTGAACTGATCTATCGCTCCGATCTGGAGCTGTTCCGCTCGTCGCTGGCGGAGTGCGAGAATTTTATCACGCTCAAGCGGGGCGGCCTCCGGCGCAGGGGCGGGACGCGATTTGTCGGCCAGGTGGCAGACGGCGCCTTGGGCGGCTGGCTGATACCGTTCGAGTTCGGCAACGGTCAATCCTACATGCTGGAGTTCGGCGACCGGTACTTTCGGGTCTATACCAGCCAGGGGCGCGTCGGGTCCGTGCATGTCGCGACACCCTACGACCGGGATGTCCTGCCTGAGCTCAAGTTCGTTCAGTCGACCGATACGCTGTTCATCGCCGGCGGCGGCGTCGCTCCGCAGGCCCTGAAACGGCATGCAGAGACATCGTGGACGATCGAGCCGATGGATTTCGTCGACGGCCCCTATCTGGACGTCAATATCTCGCCAACCAATCTAAAACCGTCCGGAACCGGAAATCCGGTTCCCGACATGACTTCCAATACCGCGCCGAGCGGCACCGTCAGCGCGTCGAACGGAAGCGCCTCGGCGTGGCAGGTGTTCAATCGTTCCGAAGGCAAGGCGGTGCTCGCGTCCGGAGCGACCGGCTGGGTCCAATACCGGTTTCCCGGCGCGGTCGTCGTCGACGGCTACATGCTGCAGGCTCCGAACGACAACAGCCAGAACGACGACATGCCGTGGCAGTGGACCATCGAGGCCTCGAACGACGGTTCGAACTGGTCCATTCTGGACACGCAGGACGGCCAGGATACCTGGGCGTCCAACGAGTGGCGCCAGTATTCCTTCCACAACAAGACGGCCTATAGCCATTACCGGCTGAGCTTCACGCAGGGTGGGGGACCGAACTCGGACAATTCGGCCATCGGGCAGATCGTCTTTCACCAGGCCGGAGACACCCAGGCGGCGTTCACCCTGACCGCCTCCGGAACCTCGGGCCTCAATGGCGGGGCCGGATTTCTGGCGTCGGATGTGGGCCGCCATATTCGTTTTCGCGGTTCGGACGGCTACTGGCGCTGGTTCAAGATCACGAGCCGGACATCGGCTACCGCGGTCAAGGTACGGCTCTACGGTCAGGCTCTCCAGGATACCAAGGCGCAGAGCCTGTGGAGACTGGGGGCCTGGTCGCAGACCACGGGCTGGCCGGAAACCGTCGGCTGGCACAAGAGCCGCCTCGCCTTCGCCGGGTCCCGGGAGGAACCGCAAAAGATCTGGGAGAGCCAGACCGAGGACTTCACGAACTTTTCGGTCTCGCATGTGCTGAAGGCCTCGGACCCGGTTACGGCGGGGATCCTTTCCGGGCAGGTGAACCGGATCCAGTGGCTGGTCGACGACAACGATCTGATCGTCGGCACCACGAGAGCCGTTCGTGCGCTGGGCAAGGCGACGGAACAGGACCCGTTCGGACCGGAAAACGTCGATCAGCGTCCTCAGACCAACTTCGGAGCGAACGGGATCAGTCCCATTAAGGTCGGGTCCGTTCTGGTTTATTTTGGCGCCTATGGCACCGACATGCGGGAAATGGCTTATGACTTCGCCGCAGACGGGCGCGTCTCGCAATCGGTCAGCGAGGTCCAGTCCCATCTCTTCCGCAACGGGATCGCCGGTGCCTGCTACCAGCAGTATCCGGACAGCATCCTGTGGCTATGGGACCGGACGGGCCGGACTATCGGCTTCACCTACGAACGCCAGCAGCAGGTCTACGGCATGCACCGTCACGATTTCGGCGGTGAGGTGGAATGCATGGCGGACCTTTCGGGAGACCGTTCGGACGAGGTCTGGATGATCGTCAAGCGGACGATCAACGGCCAGGTCCGCAGGTATCTGGAAATCATGCAGCTGCCTTTCGCCGGCGCAGCGATCGAATATGCCTGGCACCTGGATTGCGCGGCAAGATACGACGGCGAACCGGTCAACACGATCGGCGGCCTCGGCCATCTGGAAGGGGAGGACGTGATCCTCTACGCGGATGGG